CTTTATTATTCATTCTCGCCCTCTCCTCTTGCGCTGTCGCTAACTGTCGCGCCTTGTGTTGCCTTGCGTTTGGGTAGCGCGTGCGCTGGCGCTTGATGTTCTATGATCCTTTCGCGTGCGCTAGTGAGAACATTCTTTAAATCTAAATTGTAATTTACTTCCTGGCGGTCTGCCCAGTTGTCCGGATCTCTATTTTTGAGAAAGAAAATAGCGCTTGTTTCTTTGCCGTCCATTGCATTTTGAAATACTTTATTAGCTACCAGTTGAACAGCTTTATATCTTCCCTTTTTTATAGCGTGCGCAAATTGCTCATTCCTTTTCTTTTCTCTGGTAATTGTTGAGATGTTTACATTAAGCAAAGTAGCTATCTGGCTCTCGTTTAAGCCATCACCAGACCATGCGCTAATCTGTTTATATTCATCTTCTGTTAAACTTGCTAACTTTCTCTTTCTACCTGGTTTTCCCTTTTCCATGCTTTATTTTAGGTTATTTTGCACATTTTAGCTAAATATTTACTTCTTTTTGCATATTTATTGAGTTAATGTATTGACAATTGAGTAAATAAGAGTAATATAGTTGTTGTAAAGCAATAAAGTTTTACATACTTTGGAGAAGTAAACATGACAAAAAACAAGAAATACTTTGTATATAAAGATAAATCATTGCTATTTGAAGGCTCTGAAAATGAATGCTTTGAATTCTTATTAAGATATCAAGGCAATTCAGTTTCACATGCTTGTAAATATGAAGGCTATGAAATAACAGATATAGACTCTCACAGCTTATCAAGGTTTTTTAGTTTCTAACCTTTAACCCCCAACCCAATCAAGCCCGCTTATGTGGGCTTTTTGGGTGTAAGCAATAACGCTTACATACTTTGGAGAAGTAAATATGAATAATACAGCAACGAAAACTAAAAGCGATTTAGAGTATCAAGTAGATAATCTAATAGAAATCATTGAGTCTGGAATCTATGAGTGCGAAGATGAGAACGGCCCTAACGGCTTTGATTTTGTAAATGTAGACTGTTTAGATATTAACTATATAACAGATAGAGATAAAAAATATAAAGGCGCAAGAATATTATATGCTTTTGGCGGTCCTAATATTTGGATAGATACAGAAAGAGAAGAAGTGCAAGGTTACTGGGGCGGAGAAGTTATCACAAAAAGCTATTACATAGATTTATTATCTATTGATGATGCTTGCAATGAGTTATACACATATTAAGGGGATAACCATGACATTTAAACAACTAATAACAAAACTAACCGAAAAGCCACGCAACAGAAAAGCGTGGCATGGCTCATATTTAATTAATCATTTTTTAAAAAACTAGGAGGCCAACCAATGAACAATACAATAGGAATAATAATAATAATCTCATTCATGGCCGTGTGTATGCACGGCGCATATCTAATAATTAAAGACAAGGAGCAAGAGAAAGATGAATAATTTAATAGATACCAAAATGTCTGAATGGCATAAACAAGGCGATGTAACAAGCATGTTCAAATTTGCAACTATGTTATATATAACAGCTCCACAATCCCAAGAAGATAAACTTGATGAACTGAAAGATTGTGCAGAGGGCCTGGCATCTGACATGAATGACATAGAATTAGCAAGAGCTAAAAAAGAAATAGAGGAAATACTAAACCATGAAGATTGACAGGCGCAAGATCCCAAAGCATTTAAGACATTTACCAGATAAAAATCTAATTGCATTAATAGAACTATTTAAGGGGAGACTATGACATTTGACCAGGCGCTAGGAAAACTAGCAGCACATAAAGAAGATAACAATATACCAGGTGAATTACCTTTTATATCCAGGAAGGAATCTAAATCAAACGATTCTAAAGACGTCTGGTTGCTTTTTGACACAAATGGTATCAAGGTAGCCATGGTAGATAATCATGGCGTCTACGGGCTTTAGAATGAACACAGAAGACATAATGAAACAAATGAGAGAAAAATACGGCTTGAAAAACATTTCTGGCTGGAAAAATAAGTTAACACCAGAAAAACTATTAAAAATAGTATCCAGGGATGACAGAGCAATTCTTAACCAAGCGTTTGCAAAAGATAAACGCTATCAACACATTAACCAGGAGTAACTAATGGCGGGCAAAGGCAGCAGACCAAGGCCAATTCCAAATAGAAAGAAATATGAGTCAGAATTTGATAGAATATTTGGTAAAGGTAAAAAGAAAAAAGAACCAGGTAAAAACAAAGATAAGACGGGTTGATCTTTTAGATTAATCCATCCACGAGCGCGCACGGGATGCTCCCCCTCCTCAACAACCTTCCGTGTGCGTTCACCTACAAAAGATCCACTAAACCAACCAACAAAAAATGCTTCTTCCCAGCAGGCTGAGACTTCCGCAATCTTTTCTGCTCACCTTCTAGCACACACCAGACCACCTCTTTTTCAATTAACTCAGTCATAGCTCTTCCAGCAGTCTTCCTATTCACTCCCGTCATTTTTGCATAATAGCTAATCGCATCGTGCGAAGACCAGCACTCATATCTCCAACGCTCACAAAGGGACCAGAGAATTAATTTAGCGCTCACGGACAAATCCGTTCTCCCGCACTCGCGCCTGTACCAATCCCAAACCACTCCCCTGGTTCTTATAAAATCACCCTCGCGTCTTGCTAGCTCTAACGGGACAAAGACTCCCGCTCGCTCCCGCTCGCTCGTGTGTGCCGTGATCCACCAGTGATCCTTGCTTACAGGTTTAAATCTTTTGTACATATTTTTCTCTCTCTCTTGAAAGCTGAACCCCCTCAAGGGGTTCGCTTTCTCTATGTATAATTATATTATACGGATATTAGGGAGCTTCTTACTATAGTTGTGTCCCTATCTTACTAGAGTTATGTCCCTATCTTACTCAAGGTATGTCCCTAACACTCCCTATGGTTATTAAAAATTGTCATATAAATTGTTTGGATCTAATGGTTCATTTAGTGGTTCTAAAACACCGTTGCGTCTGAATAATGTCTTAGAGGAATAGTCAACGCCTCCACTGTTGGATTTGACAAGTGCGCCTCTAACCACCGCCATCCTATCGTAAGGCACATGTTGCTCTTCACAAATTCTTTCACAATCCTCTGCACTTGCCAGGGCCATTATTAAAACAAACCTTATTGAGTCGACGAGTGATGAGGCGCCCCTCACGCTGGTTCTCTGAACCATAGAGTCATCTGAATCTACTGTTAAACCTTGTTTGTTTAAATGATGGATGGTAAGCGTGCAGCAGTTTAACCTGGCGCTTATGTTTGCACAGTAAGATCCCCAAAGCTGCCCCGCCTCATTACTACTAGAAACATTACCAGTGGTAAATGCTTGAAGCGGATCAAAACAAACTAACTTTAAATCTGGTATAACTTGCAGCTCCTCAACCAAATCTTGTGCAAGCTGAGTAACACCTTCTTCCTTTAACAATATCATTGGTTCTTTTTGTTCAGGCACTGGAAAAATATAAACATCATATTCACTTTTAAACCTGTTACCGTTTGGATCTAATAGATCTAGTCTTCTATGTATCTCTGGAATATCATCTTCAGCTGAAAACAAAATCACGTTTCCATGTTCCTTTACATCTTTACCCCACCAACGACCACCACCACACGCTATTCTTAATGCTAACTGAATTACACTCAAAGACTTTCCAACTCCACCAGACGCCGCTAATAGTCCAGGCTTACCCATTGGTATTAAACCATCTACTAAAAACTTCTGTGGCTCTGGCTTACCGACTAGGTTTCTGATCGCATACTTTTGTATGCCTAACTTGTGTTCCATGAGTTCAGCTTTGACTTTGTCTAAACCATGTTTAAGATACAGGTCATTATAATCACCGCGCTCGCTAGGCAGACGCACGGCTACGTTAGGTATTGCAGCTGCACATTCCTGGGCTTTCTTTTCACCCACGCCGTTATCATCGTGGTCTAGGGCTAAAATAATTCTAGCACCCGTTAACTTGCGAAATTTAGAGACTGCATCCAATGTAAAATTGGCACTAAACACGCAAGCCACGGGAATTTGGGTAGCTTCATATATTGTTGCAGATGTTGAGTAACCTTCAGCTACTATCAACCTTTCACAATTAGCTAATTCATTAAATGTAATTCCAATAAGAAAAACATTACCTTTGATTTCTGATGCGGAGGCAAACTTTTTACCCCCTTTTTTATCTATGTACTGTATAGATCTGATGGCGCCTGTAGTAGAATACACGGGAACAATTAAACACCCGTTAGATTGTTTCAACCCATAATTTTTAACTTTTTTATTCGTGAGATAATCATGTTCAATAACATTTTGACATTTTTCAAATTTTTCCCCTACCTCTATAGCCACCTCATCTTGCCGAGCTTGTCTCTTAATTTTCTCTTCCTTCGCAGCCTTTTCCATTTTCTTCTGTAAGGCTTCTCTATCTACCTGGCTTAATGTAGACGTATCAACAGAACTCCACCTTCCCTCAAATCCTGTTTTCCAGTTGCCAA